CTAATAGCAATAAGAATGATCATCCGAATCGCCTTGGTATTACTGAAGTAGATGAGGAGATCAGAAAAGGTTATAAGAAAGAAAGATTAGTTTTATATAAGGATACGTGTGGGTATAACCAGTTCTTTGTTATTAAAGCTTCTGGTAAATCCCTTGAAACCTCTATAGAGACCTTAGAGATTAGCCCCGATGCTTCTAAGTCACAGATCAAAAAGGCCTTCTCTAAGTACTCTAAGTCTAAGAAGACTAACCGTGTCCTAGCCACTAAATTTGCGGAGGCAATAGCTTAACGTTACGATCTATGACGATTTAGGGGGTTACAGACACCCCCTTTTTACGGTATAATACTCATATAAATTGATAAGGACCTATATTATGTTAAATGAAAAAAACCTACTTAGTGCAATTGCTGAGACTTACCCAGACCGTAACACCGGTGAATTTACACCTAAGGAAATACTTTCAGTAGCTAAAACCTTAGGTATTTCCGATGCTCAGGCCAAAAGGTTTACCGAGTCTAACCCTAGGGTTCGCTGGGGCGTATACAAGCTAAATGGCTTGGTTATTCCATTCGAGAAAAAAGAAACTATTATGTCAGCAGTTACCTCAATTATGAATGATGAGGTCTTTGTACCTCAGAAAGATCCCTCCTTTGTTTCTTGGGGGCACACAAAAGACGTTACTTCGATTGTGCAGTCTAAGATCTTTTATCCAGTATACATTACAGGCTTATCCGGTAACGGTAAGACTATGATGGTAGAACAAGCGTGCGCTAAAGCTAACCGCGAATACGTGCGTGTCCAAATTACCCCAGAGACAGATGAGGATGATCTGATCGGTGGCTTCCGCTTGGTGAATGGTGAAACTGTGTTTAATAAAGGCCCAGTCATCAAAGCAATGGAAAAAGGAGCAATCCTACTCATCGATGAAATAGATCGTGGTTCGAACAAAATCATGTGTCTCCAAGGGGTACTCGAGGGTAAGCCAGTACTCATTAAAAAAACTGGCGAAGTCATTACTCCATTAGATGGCTTTAACGTGATCGCGACTGCAAACACGAAGGGTAAAGGCTCAGATGATGGTCGCTTTATTGCTGCTACTATTATCGATGAAGCTTTCCTGGAACGTTTCACGATTACCCTCGAGCAACCATATGCTACATCATCCACGGAACGGAAGATCGTAGTTAACCATATGCACAAGTTTAACTGCTTAGATGAAAGCTTTGCTGATACGCTTACTGTATGGTCAGAGACTATTCGAAAGACCTTTGAGGATGGTGGTGTAGACGAAGTAATATCAACACGTCGATTGTGCCATATAGTTCAAAGCTATTCTATCTTTCAGGATAAGCTTAAGGCTATTAAGCTTTGTGTATCTCGATTTGACGAAGACACTAAAGAGGCTTTCCTTGACCTTTACACGAAGGTGGATGCAAACCCTGAGACTGTTCTCGAGGACACCTATGATACCAATTCAGCTATTGACAACATTATTGATAACCTATAAGGATATATTATGAGTGAAGGTGTTAAGTACGACCAGGAAAAGCCAGACTATTCTTTAGTCCCATTTGGGGCAATGGATCAAGTAGTTAAGGTACTAACCTATGGTGCTAAAAAGTACGACAGATTTAATTGGGAAAAGGTCGAATCTCGTCGATACCAAGCTGCAGCGTTACGCCATATCTCTGCATATATGCAAGGTGAAAAGATCGACCCAGAATCAGGGGTTAATCATCTTGCCCACGCCATTTGCTCTCTCCTCTTCTTAACAGATTTTGATCTAAAAGAATCGGCAGAGGGGGTTACGGATTCAGTAACAGTACGGTATAATGATAGTCTTAACGTAAAAATAGAAGGAATTGATGATGAAACTAAGTGAAGAAACACTCTCTACCCTAAAGAACTTTGCTAGCATAAACGCTAACATTGTAATGAACCCCGGTAATATCGTAAAGACTATGTCAGAAAGCAAAACTATTATGGGTCAGGCAACTATTCCTGAATCTATACCTAATCAGTTTGGTATATACGACCTAAACGAATTCCTCGGTGTAGTTAGTATGTTCGATGATCCTACCTTTGACTTTGACCCTAATATGAAATTTGTTAAGGTCTCAGAGGGTAATCGTTCTGTCAAGTACTTCTTTTCAGATGCTTCTATCCTAACAACCCCGACTAAAGATATTACTATGCCACCGTGCGAAGTAACCTTTACACTTACCGCTACGGACATGGCAGATATTCGAAAGGCTTCATCTGCTCTTGGAGTAACGGATCTTGTTGTTCGTATTAATCCAGACGAACCACCAAAACTAGTTGTTACAGATACAGAAGATGCTACCTCTAATACCTACGAAGTAGATGTTCCTAATTGTTCGGCCGCTGGCGTAGCGTGTAACCTCGTCTTTAACATTGGCAACTTTAAGTTTGTTAACGATGACTACGATGTTTGTATCTCGTCTAAACTACTATCTAGCTTTACGGCTAAAAACAATAACACCCAATACTGGGTAGCTCTAGAAAAGAAATCAACCTTTGGAGGGTAATATGTCAGAGCAAGAAGATGGTCTATCAGTCGACGACCTAATGAATGTGTTGAGAGTTATTAACACCTCAACAGAACGTGGAGCCTTTAAGGCTAATGAGTTATCCTTTGTAGGAAATGTATATGACAAGTTCGCAAGATTTATTAAACAAGCGCAGGAATCAGAGAGCGTTACAGAATCTGATGAAGTCCCATCAATTGAAGAAGGTGATGCAAATGGTAGTGAATAATCCAGCGGATCGTACCAAGATTCTAAATGCTATTAAGGAATGGTCTAACTCAGCAACTCGTGCTGAAGCAGAAAAAGATCTACAAAAAAATATTGTGGGTGATCTTTCTGATGAGGTAGGTATTGATAAAAAGTATATTAATAAGCTTGCTGTTATGTACCATAAGCAAACCTTTGCCCAGTTCCAGAGCGAAGTAGAAGAAATGGAGGAACTCTACGAATCAGTTACTACTACCACATAGTCTTTTACTTTCTTGTTAAAATGTGATATAATATACCTTTGTTATGGAGTTCGTTATGAGTAAAGATTTTCTATGGTGTGAAAAGTACAGACCGTCTAAGGTGTCTGAATGTGTTCTCCCAGATGGGCTTAAGAGCACATTCAACACCCTAGTCTCTACTGGGGAATTGCCTAATATGCTATTCACTGGTACTGCAGGCGTTGGTAAGACCACAGTTGCTAAAGCTCTGTGTAAAGAACTGGACCTAGACTATATTGTCGTTAACGGTTCAGAGGAGGGTAACATCGATACACTCCGAAACAAGATTAAGCACTTTGCTTCTACAGTCTCTCTTCAAGGAGGCTACAAAGTTGTTATCCTCGACGAAGCAGACTACCTTAATCCGCAATCTACGCAACCCGCTCTCCGTGGGTTCATCGAAGAGTTTTCTAATAATTGTCGTTTCATTCTAACCTGCAACTTCAAGAATCGAATTATTGAGCCTCTCCACTCTCGATGCTCTGTCTACGAATTCTCTATTCCTAACGGAGAAAAGCCTGCTATTGCTGCTGGCTTCTTTGGTCGGGTTATCGATATCCTAAAAAAAGAAAATGTTACGTTTGACCAAAAAGTTGTTGCAACACTTGTAGAGAAATACTTCCCAGACTTCCGCAGGGTCTTGAACGAACTGCAACGCTATTCTGTATCTGGTACGATCGACTCAGGCTTACTTGTTAACCTAACCGAAGACAATGTTAAAGTTCTTATATCTTACCTTAAGTCAAAAGACTTCAAGGGTATGCGTAAGTGGGTAGTGGACAATATCGATACAGAGCCTGCAGCTATCTTTCGCCAGATATATGATAACCTTAATGCTTACGTTAGTCCCTCTTCTATACCACAAACCGTTCTTATCCTTGCTGACTACCAATATAAGAATGCTTTCGTTGCAGATCACGAGCTTAATATCGTTGCCTGCATGGTAGAACTAATGGCCAGCGTGGAGTTCTCATAATGAATCCCTTTGACTACCTTAACAGCATTAACTCTACCAAGAAAGATATAATGGTAGATGATGCATCTGAGAAAGGCTATAGCCCTTACATGATTAATCGTGGGCTATCCTACTTTAACGACACCGTTTTATATGCTAATGAGATGAACCGCTATCACCACCTTGATAACAAGCTTCAATATCATTTTCTTATAAATAGTATCAGACCTAGAAAGAGATTTTCTAAATGGTTAAAAAAGTCTGATCCAGGTTCGGTGGAAGTAGTAAAAGAATATTATGGCTATAGTAATGAAAAGGCTCGCCAAGTTCTTTATCTATTATCTGATATGCAAATTAATGAATTGAAGCAGAGGCTATACAAAGGTGGAAAATAATAATATTAGTGAAGTTGTTGATGACTGGACACCAGGATCAATGCTTGAAGTAACACTGAACGAACCAGATGATTTCCTAAAGGTACGTGAGACACTAACCCGTATTGGTGTAGCATCTCGTAAAGATCGCAAATTGTATCAATCTTGTCATATACTACACAAGCAAGGTAGATACTTTATTACGCACTTTAAGGAACTATTTCTTCTTGACGCTAAGCCGTCTAACCTAACGGTAAACGATATCGAACGCCGTAATACCATTGCTACGCTTCTATCAGATTGGGGTTTAGTTAGTATGGTAAGCTCTGAGAAACTACAAGTCGCACCTCTAAGACAGATTAAAGTTATATCTCACCAAGATAAAGCGAATTGGGAACTTTGTCCCAAATATAATATCGGGAACAGTTAATCCCGGTATAAATAAGTAATGAGATGCGGAATGGTCCGGTCTCATTATACTACTAACCTTGCTATAGAATAGGAGGTCATTCACATGACACTACAGCACTTTCCCACAATGGGACCATCTTTTATCGGATTCGATCGATTAATTAACCAACTCGAAAGATCCGGTAACTATAAAGATACATATCCACCCCACAACTTAATTCGTAAAAGCGAAGATGAATTTTCAATCGAGCTTGCAGTAGCTGGATTTAGTTCCAGTGATATTGATATTCAAGTAGCTAATGGGGTATTAACTATATCTTCAGACTCACAAAAAACTGTGAGTAGCCTAGACAATCAGCCAGACTATATCCACAAAGGTATATCGAATAAGCAGTTTCGTCGAAGCTTTAATTTAGCTGAATATATAGAAGTAAAGCAAGCTGGATATCAAGACGGTATTCTGACTGTAGATTTAATCAGGGTA